AGTATGATTGGGGATACTATGACAATTGGTTATAGATGGAGTGATTATTATAACAATTTGAATGAAGGAACAATTGAAATTGTATTAGATTAGGAGAAATTGTATGAAATATGTGTTAGTGGATAGTCATGATTATATTAACACCAAAGTTGAACTTGCAAGTGATGTAGGGATTAGTGGAGCAACAACATATTTTAAAGGTGTTAAGAGAATGCCCAAAGATGAAGAGTTTGATAAGTTGTGGAGAGTTATGACGGAAGAACAATATTTAACTCAATATACAGTATCATTACAAAATAAACAACATGAGTGGTGGAAAGAAGAAAAAGAAATTACGGATAGTGAATTAGAGTATTAATATGAGTAAAAAAGTTGAAATAGAAGGTCTAACTAAAGACGAACAAAGGATGCTAGAGAGGAATAAGTATGTAGAATTATTATCCACAAGACCAAGTTATGGTGCTTCGAATCATGGTAAGGGTGCGAAACCCTTAGTACATGCTTTTCTGATTGATAAAGACGGAGGAACTGTAGTTGATTTTGGATGCGGTGATAATTCTTTTATTAAATCCATTAGTAATTCCAACATATCTGGAGTAGGGGTAGATTTTGTTAACCCTAAAGCAGACTTGATAGAGCCGATGCATAAGGTATCATTACCTGATGGGTATGCTGATGTTGTGACTTCCTTTGATGCTCTAGAGCACCTGTTGCCTGAAGAGGTGGACGAGGTACTGAAAGAGATGTCTAGAATCAGTAAGCCTTGTGGTATATTTATATATAGTATATCTCATAGACCTAGTAGTATATTATCACTAGGAAAAAACCTACACCCAACAGTAGAACCAATGGAGTGGTGGATGGATAAGCTTAAGCAGTACTGTGTAAACTTAAAATTCAATGGTAAGTATCTAACAGGAGAATGGATATGATTAAAGGAGAGAGTTATGACCTGGAAAATTTTAGAAGAAGAAAAAAATGGTGGGGTGCAAATAGATAATGGAGATGGAGAATGAAAATAGAAGAAGAAAGTGTAGTTACAAGTAGAGGCAGATGTCCTTCGTGTGCATCGAAAGGTCATGATAGATCTGGAGATAACTTAGCTAATTATGATGACGGACATAGCTATTGCTTTAGTTGTGGTTACTATAATTCAGCCAAAGGAGAAGTATCAGTGAAACCAGTGAACAAATCTTTGGAGTTTACTAAGTATACTGGAGATTGTGTTGGCAATCTTAAGCGTGGTATCACTAAGGAGACCGCAAAGAAATATAATTATCAGTGTAACATGGATGAGAAGTTAGAGATTGCTAACTACTATAAGGATGGAACTTTAGTTGCTCAACATTTACGTGGTTCAAATAAGAAGTTCTTTTGGAATGGAGACAACTCACATCCCACACTATGGGGTCAACACCTATGGCGTAAGGGAGGTAAGAGAATCATCATTACCGAAGGAGAGTATGATTGCATGGCTATTAACCAGATGCTTGGTGGTAGGTGGGGTGTAGTATCTTTACCTAACGGAGCAGCGGGTGCTGTGAAAGCAATCAAAGATAACCTTGAATGGGTAGTATCTTATGATGAAGTAGTATTATGCTTCGATCAAGACGATCCTGGCAAGGAGGCGATGGTTAAGGTGGCAGAGATATTACCTCCGGGTAAGTGTAAGATTGCTACGCTACCTTGTAAGGATGGTAACGAATGTCTTAAGAAGGGTATGGCTGATGATGCTGTGTCTGCGTTATGGGAAGCCCAACCATTCGCACCAGATGAGATCTTACATATCTCTAGGGTTATAGATACTCAAGATTTATCAGAAACAAGAGTGTATCCCTTTCCCTTTAACACTTTGACTGAGTTCCTTATTGGACAAAGGTCTGGAGAGATTACATTGTGGGCTAGTGGTACTGGATCAGGCAAGACAACAATCCTTAGAGAGTTGATGCACCACCACCTTGAAGAGGGGCGTAGTGTGGGTGCTATAATGTTAGAGGAAGCACCAAAGGAAACTATGGATGATATGATTTCCTTGATGATTAATAAACCTGTTAGGGCTATCAAAGCTGCGAAGCTAATGAATGATCTTAATGAGAAGATGGGGAGAGATCCTGTATTCATGGATTACATTGATGATCTAACGGATGAAGAGTATGCTAATGCTAGAACTAAACTAGGACAAACATCCTTCTATGTGTATGATCACCTAGGAAACAATGGACTTAAGAATCTTTGTGCTAGAATGGAATACATGGCGGTATCTCTTAAGGTAGATGTTATTGTACTAGATCATATTACTGCGGCAGCTGCTGGATTAATGGGATCGTCAAGTGATTTTGATGGAGGTTCTTCAGAGCGTTTACTCATTGATAACATAATGAAAGAGTTACGTGGGTTGGTCTCTCGTACTGGTGTACGTATTGATGTTGTATCTCAACTAAAGAAAACAAATAAAGCATACGAAGAGGGAGATAGGATTACCTTACAAGATCTTCGTGGCTCTGGCTCGCTAGCAAGTGTACCTAATGTGGTCGTAGGTTTAGAGAGGGATAGACAGAATCCTGACGACAACCTAGCTAATACCACCACTGTTAGAGTTCTAAAGAATAGGCTCACAGGTAGAGCAGGTGTTGCTAGTGCTTTGTATTTCAATAGGAAAACAGGTAGATTAGATGAGGTAGATATAGTTATTGGTGATGATGGTTCGGCAGAGTTTAGACCCGTTGGAGATAACTAATGATATTAGAATCTAAGAATCAATGTTTAGCAGACTATGGTACCTTCTCTAAGAATTGGGCAGTCCCTGATTTTGTAGTTGAGAGAATACCGATAGAGTGTTTATACCATCCTAAAAACTTAGGTGGTAATCCTAAGTTGGTAGAGAAGTTATTAATAAATCTACCAGAGGAGGGGCTAGTTAACCCCCTAGTTACGCATCAGTTCTTTAGGAATTATAGAGATAGAGATGACCAAGGAGAATATATATTTCCTAGGCATTTAACTGGTTCGGGATATTGGGGCAATAAGTTTCAGAACATCCCTTACTCAGATGGTCCACAGTATATCGTAGGATACGGTAACTGTAGATTAGGAGCAGCAAAGAAGATGGGTGCTACTCATATAGACTGTATAGTGTTAAGAAGTTTTAATGTGGAGCACATGCATAATTTAGGAAAGATGTTGGCTAGTTATAAGGAGTTTGGTTTAGATGACTGAAGAAAATAATATAATGGAATTCGTAAGTGACACCATCGGCGGAGAAGGTGTAACACTAGGAGCAGACCTTACCTCTATGGTTTCAGGGGAACATTCGATTCCCATGAACTTTGGGAATGGTTCTGCAAATGTACCTGTGAATGTAGAGAGAGATCTCGGTAAGGTACAAGTAACATATGAACATAATAATCACACGTACATACATGTCATAACTCCACAGGGGCTGATGTATTCGTCGATTAAATTTCATGGTGATGATTCAACACCACCTAAGGAATGGCAACAGAAGGGAATGTGGAGATATTTTTAGGAGATACTTATGAACCGTATCGTATTTGATATTGAGGGGAATGGTCTTTCTGAGTTAGTACTCGGGAAGAAGGGAGTCTCTGTCCCAGAAGGAGATACAGTGCATTGTATGGTGTGCTTAGATTTAGACAGCGACACTGTTAAAACCTTTGGTCCATCTGAGATCGAGGAAGGTGTACAAATGTTACGAGAGGCTGACCTATTGGTTGGTCATAATATTACCATGTATGACATCCCTTTATTGGAGAGATTGTACGGTAAGATACCCACAGATACTATAGATACTTTAATAATAAGTAAACTAATGTATCCCGACCGCAATCAACACCCTCTTGGAGGAAACTCTTTAGAGATGTGGGGCAGGGCACTTGGGGTATATAAGGAAGAGTATGCTGGAGGATGGGAAGTATTCAGTGAAGAGATGTTAGAATACTGTGTACAAGATACTCAGGTTAATAAGGCTATATATCTAGAACAACTAGAGTATATTATGACACATGAAAAGATAATATCTCTAGAGCATATCTTATCTAAGATCATTGCTACACAAACTGGAAATGGTTTTGGCTTCGATCTGAAAGCAGCCATAGAACTAGACCATACTTTACAAAAGAGGAAGACGGTGATCGAGAACGGATTCAAAAGAGTCTTTCCTACTAAGATTATTGAAAGATATTCTGATAAGACAGGGAAGAAACTAAAGGATCAGGTTATTAAATTCAATCCGGGATCTCGTA